CCATTAATGCCGGATCAACAATGAAAGTGAATCATCAATATGTTAGAACGTCAACTTAAATGACGCAGGGTACTAGATTCATCATTACCACGAGAATCCGCATTATTTAAAATTTCACGGCGCAGTCTCTCCCTATGCTCTACATCTTCAATTTCATTTATATATGTCATAATTCTCCGCTTTTAGACTGTATTGATATTAGCATCAAATAACTTTTCTGAAAGGTCAGTCAAACCTACCACCCCGCCTGTGCCACATATCGACAACTTCGGAGCGGGCCGCCGAGACGCTCGTTCTGACAATGCCCGGTACGCGGGCACTTAACGCACGGTCCACAGCCACTTCCACCTGCCGGGACGTGGCTGCCGGGTCAGTCGCACCCCGCGCATCAACATTGACGGCATAGGTCGGGTTGTTGCCGGTTGATTCCACGCCAAGCCTGCCGCTTGGCAGGCGGCGCAGCGGCATGATCGCTTCCGGCCCTTCTTCGCCCATAAGCCCGATACCGTTTGCCATGGGAAAGACGGTCGGGTTGTGAACGATGGTGCCATGGCCGAAAGCCCGCACCGGCATGCCGCCTGAAAACACATTGCCGTCGGCATTGGCAAAAAAGCCGCCGATGACATTGTTCAGCGCCCCGGCCAGCGGTCCCGTAATCTGCGTCCGTATGATCAGGCGGGTAATATCGGCGATCATGGAATCCACCATGTCGCGCCAGTTGAATTTGCCGGTTGTCGTAAATTCGACAAGGGCGTCTTCGAGGCCCTGGATCATGCGCATGGTCACCTGCTGGACCTGCGAAGCCATATCTGTGGCCTCGGCGGCGTAATCTTGCAAGGCGCGCTGGACACCGGCAGACCATTCCCGGCTGTGCTGGAGCATGTTATCGCGGGCGCGTTTGGAAGCGGCTTCAAATTCCTGCTGGTTTATCGCGCCTTCCTTGAGGAGCCGGTTTAGCTCCGCCATTTCCTGATTGTATTTGTCCTGCGCGGAAGCCTGTTCTTCGGTCAGGCGCTTGATATCCTCAATCAGCCGCTTACGGCGCTCTTCTTCCTTGCGCCTTTCTTCCATGGCCTGCTGTTCGTCGAAGAAGGCCCCGGCAAGCCGTTCCACCTCCCGGCGCTGGGCTTCCGTAGCGTCGGCAGACAAGCGCCGGACGGCTTGGTCTATAAAGTTTTGCCGTTCCGATTTTCCAAGGGCGGCGATTTCCCGTTCCAGCGCCGTTACCACCGCCTTGTTTACATCCGCAGCGGTTTTCCCGCGTGAACGGTCTGCATCGGCCTGCTGGTTTGTAAGTTCTGTATTTTCGGCCCGGAGGTCATTTTCTTCCTGCAAGTCCCTGGCCGTTTCCGGGTCTGGCTTCGGGCTTGTTTCAGGAACGGGTGAAAACGGCAGGGGCGTATCGAGTGTCGGCCCCTGGCCGTAAAAACGTTCAAAGTCGGTTGTGTTCTTTGAAAAGCCAAGCTCCGGGATATCGACAGTTTGACGACCCTGTGCCCGGCGCACAAGATTGCCGAGGCTTTCGCCGACTTGTTCCGCGCCGGTAACAAAGCCGTTACGCACGTCATTGAGAAAGCCTGCCGTCGTCCCAAGAAGCCGCAACAGGTCAGCCGTCAACAGCCCCAAATCCTGGACGGCCTGCTTGAATTCCGGGTCTTTTAACAGGCCGCTTAAATCGCCGAATTCATCAACAAAGCCCTCTATCAGGCCGCGCTGGAAATTCGTCTTGATCACGCTTCCCAGCGTGTTGATCTGGTTTTCCGCCGTAACCGCCTTGTCGATAAATTCCCCGGAAAAGACAACGCCGAAATCCCGTGCGCTTTGCCGCATGTCATGGATCGCATTGTTGCCCTGATCCATGAATTCAAGGAATTGCTCCCCGGCCGTGCCGCCGAAAACTTCATCAAGGACGCGGATTTTCTGCGCTTGCGTATCCAGGTTTTGGAACCGGCTCAAAACTTGGTCGAACAGGGCGTCCACGTTATCAAGGTTTTCGCGCAAGTCTTCCCGGCTAAGGCCGAGAGCCGCAAAAGCTTCGGCTGCCGGACCGCTGCCGGTCTTGACGAATTCATCGGCCCGGAGCGCGAGTTCTTTCAGGCCGTCGGCAAGGCCGTCTTGCTGGACGCCGAATTGCCGGGCGGCAAATTCCAGTTCCTGGAAAGTTTCCACCGCTACACCAGCACGGTTGGACATGTCGCGGATATTCTTGGCCGTATCAACGGAGTTTTTCAAAAGCAGGGCCAGGCCGCCCGCACCCGCGGCAGCAAAAGCAGCGGCTTTTAAAAACTGCATTTGCCGGGCCAACGACCGGGCACGGTCAGTGAGATTGTCTAACCCTCTTGAGGCTTTCTTGCCGCCTTTCCTGATCTTGTCCAGGGACTTGTCGCCGGTATTGCCGACATCAACCAGTTCGGCCTTGGCCTTGCCACCGTCCTCAACCGTCAGGCGGACGGCGTATGTGTTCCTGATTTTCCTAGCCATTATCGGGTGTGCTGTTTAATAAAGGGATCATCACGGATTCCGCTTCCTGCAAAAGTTCTGAGACGGTGTCCGCATCATAGCCGCGCACCTGCGCGGTCATAAGCGCCGCCGCCATATCAAGGCCGGTGACCTGCCCGGACGGAGCCACGCGCAACTGTCCAAGACAGGCCATCAAGACGTCCCATGCCTGGAATTCCTCGTCATGAATAAAAGCGTGGACCTTGTACGGGCATGCGGCACATTCGCCGCCGTTCAGTTCGCGGCATCCTGTGCAGTATTCGGGGCCTCCGCCGCGCTGGAAATGCCATTCGCAGAGGCCCCTGATCCGTTTTTTGCTGCATTGAGCAATACCTGACGGAGGGTAAATTCCTGGTAAAACCGCTCGCCGACGGGATAAAGGTCCATGACGGCGCGGATATTGTCCGGCGTGGCTGGTGCGTCTTCTCCGTTCATAACTACGCCACGTATCGTTTTTATGTGGCGGGCAGCCAGTTCGTATATCAGGTGGGCCTGGTATATACCGTCCCGCGTTTGCGCATCGGCGTTTTCGGGACATTCTTTTTCCGCCATGCGCCGGGCGGCGGCCTGGGCGGCCAGCATGCCGGGCGTGGTCAGCGGCGTGACCGTTACCGATATGCCGTATGGCAGGTCAATATCATACGGCTCTGTCTTGGCTTGTAAGCTGATCATCATTCCTCCTTTACAGGTAGTCGCTTCCATCAAGATCGTTCAAAAGGGTGGCGGTAAGCATCCGGCCCTGGGCATCATTCTTCGCGCCCCGGAAATCGAACGAGGCCTGGACGCCGCCCGGTCCCTGCACGGCCAGTTTGGGTTTGGGCAGGTAAACTTCATGCGCCGTCAGGCTCAATTTGAAACCGGCAGAGAGCGTATAGGAAAAGGCGAGATCAACCGGCGTCCCGCCTGCCGCTTTGTCAATGAGCGCCGTATCGGAAAAACGGACATTGATCGTGCCGGTCAGGGCGGCGATTGTCGGATCGGCCCCATCGATCTTGCCGTCGTCGCGGATGGTTTCGATACGCTCCATGTTGTTGGAATAGGTCACGCTGCCGGAGGTCAGGTTCGCAAGGCTTTCGCCGCCGCTTAGGATTGCGCCCTTAAACTGGCTGATCCGGTCGAAGGTCAATTCCTGCGGCGTACCGCCCTGCGAAGCGTTAAACCGCTCTTCGCCTTGGGCAATGGCGTTTATTGTCGCCAGCGCCGGGCCGGACCGCTGGAAGTCGAAGGCAATGGAATTAAAAACCGTGCCGGTATGAATGAAATGCGCCGGGACTTGCGGATGGCCGATTTCCGCCGTGTAACTGGGCAGGCTGGTCTTGCCGGACACAAAGACGTGTTCCGTGCCGCCGCCGGTCAAGGTATCCCCTCTTACGGTGGCTGTTGCCGCGCCGCTGGCAAAGCTGCCTGCCAGCGTGAAAGCGTTTCCGGCCTGTCCATCCGTATCATGCGTGATTAAAAGCTGCTGTGTCCCGGACGGGCGGCTGTAGGTCGCATCATCGACATCCGTATCCGCCGATCCATTCAGGACCGTAACGGCTTCATCAACTGTTTGCGTGACCGTGCCCTGGATTTCAATTTCACCGGCCCCCGGCGTCTGGTCAGTGAAAGTAAATGTGACGCCGTTGATCTCAATCGTATCGCCGGGGTCGGGCTGGCCTGCAAAATCAATGCTGCCGGTAGCCGCCACATCGCCCGACGTGGGATCGCCGAAAACACCTGCCAGCCACAGGCCGAGATAGCGCGGATCAACCGGCACGACAATATCGCCGTCATCATTGATCACATCCTGCAAGGGCGCGGCAGGATCACGGCCAAGCCCAAGGACGGGATCGTCGATCAATCCCTGTTCGCTGCCGAGATTGCTGCTGGTAAAGGGCATTTTGTAAAAATCGCCCGTTGCCTGCTGGCCGTAAGCGGCCTCCCGCTTCAAAAGCAGGGAGGCGCTGGAACCATATGCTCTTGCCATGTTGATCTCCTTTCAGTTCATAAAAAAACCGCCAGCGGCAATGGCTGGCGGCGTGGTTGCTGGTATGTGTTGCCGGTCAGGACAGCGGCGCGTCCGTTTCGTAATCGACGGTCACGATGAGCGTGGCGGCCTTAATCGGCGCGGCCCCTTCGGCGGGAACATGTTCGGGCTGCGGGCTGCCGTATTCCCGGCCCTGTATCAGGCCGTCCAGGGTGGGATGGTCCTCAAGGACTTGCCCGATCTGGCGTAATATGGCGTAAAACTTTTGCCGCCGTGTTTCCGGGTCCCCGTGCTGGACGTGGACGGCGATTTCAATATCCTGCTGGTAATAGGCACTGGAAAACCCGCCAAGGGCGATATCCGGCTCGCCGGGATCACCCTCATATATAATGACAAGCCCGTCCGGCGGTATCTTGTCGGGCAGGCCGTCATCAAGCCGGATGTCCGCGTCGCATGCGGCGGCCAGCAGGTCGCGCAGCTTTTCCAGTATGTTCTCTATTTTCGAACTCATGTGCCGTCCGTCTCGCTGCGCCGGACATGCGCTCCCGCAATCAATTCCGGCAGCTTGTCGGCCCATTTCTTCGCCTCGCGCTGCGTATCAAGGCGCTTGTCGATCCGCACCTGTTTTTTCAGGACAAAAAGGACGGTATCCTTGTTCCTGTTCTTCTTGCTCTTGCTTTCCTTGAAAATGAACTTGGAGCTTCTCTTTGCCTTCGACGTGCGGACGCCGGTGGCCACAATCAGGGCTGTGCGGTCATCAACCGGCACATAGCGCATATGTTTGCGGTAGAAAGGATTCCGAAGAAGCCTTTCGGGCGTGACTTTATACTTGCCAAGGAATTTTGGGATATTGTCCGTCGGGATGGCCAGCCACGTTCCCTTGTCGGGCTTGATCGTCACACCGGTATCGAAAGCGCGGATAATGTCCGGCGCTTTCGTGTAAACAAAACCGGCAGGGTTATGGCCGTCATTGTTATAGACCTTGCCGCGCACGGTATTGGCCAGCCTCCGGCTCATGCCCGCATTGGTAACCTGGCTGCGGATTCCTTTTTTCAGGCCGTCCGTCGCCTCATTGACGCCATCCTTGATCCCGGCGGAAAGCGAACGGAATTCGCGCTCCATGTCTTTGCGGATGGATTGTGTTATGCCTGCTGTGAATTTCATGCCGGGTATGCTTCCATTGTCCAGACCAGCCGGTCCGTGTCGCGGACTTGCGGGCTGCCCTGGATGATAAAATTTTCGCCCTCTATCGTAATCGTGTCGCCGTCCTGCGGTGTAATGGGTTCGCTGCGGCGGATTTCAAAAATATTGGACGCCGTGTGAAGCCGTGTTTCGCCAAAGCCCAGGGTTTCATCCCCGGCACTTCGCAAAACACGGACTGTCACAGGGCTTTCGCCTTGCGGCGTGTAAGTGGCGTCAATACCATGCACGTCGAAAACAGCATCTATGGCGGTCGTACCAACCGGGGTCATATGCCGCTTTCTTCCTGCATACGGTCAATAAGGGCCTGTGCCTCTTGCTTGGTCAGGGGCTTGTCATTCAGGGCTTTGCCTTTGGAATCCAGGACATCCCATTTGCCAAAGCCCTTATGCTCCATCTTGAAGCTATCCGGCGGCGGAAGCTTTTCTTCCTTTTGGGACGTGCGTTCTTCCAAAGTACCTTCCAAAGCCTTGGGGACAGTGCCTTTGACCACGCCAATAACCTCCTCCTGTTTAAACTCCACGGAAGAGATCACTTCATAGTGCTTGCCTTTTCTCTTTTTCAGGCAATGCAGTCGGGAGGTTGCCTGTTTTTCAGACAGCTCCAAAACAAAACCGGGACCAAAGCGCGCCTTGATCCCGGTTACAATATATTGCTTGGTCATGTGTCCCTCCCTTACGTCAGTTGTGCAAGGCAAGCATGTTGCCAGAAGCCGTAACCGACATTGCGCCATGTATCGACGCCATAATGGTGCTTGTCCTCGTTAAATTCGAGTTCGCTGCCCTCGGCCACGGCTTTCAGGGCCACTGGCTCTTCTTCCTGCCGGATAAACGGCTTGACGGCCCCGTCAGTACGGAACACGGCAAACTTGTCTGTCCATGGCAGCCGCGGGTTTTGCGTGATGGAAAGCTGCACTTCATCCATGACCTGGACGATATTGGTCTGGCCGTGCGTAATGACCGGTGCTGCCGTAGCGGCTTTGGCAACATGCCACATGGCTGTCGGCACCATGATCAGGAATGAACGCGCGTTTTCGTTCATCGGCTCACCCTGGTCATCCTTGAAGCTGAAAATTTGCTGGATGACTTTCAGAATTGCCAACTGCATCTCCTCCACGCTGGGAAGCGTGGTGCTGCCGTGGACTTCCACCGGCAGGCCGCTGATATCGACGGACAGGGAATTGCTTTGGGAACCGCTCTTGCCTTCGCTGTGATCAGTATCAAAGAAATACTGCCCGTCATAGGCAACGCGGGACTCAGCATTGACAACCAGGTCTGAAACCAGCTTGGCCCAATGGCCATTCGTGCGGTCGGCCAGTTCATTGACGCGCACCATCACCTGGCCGGTTTTATCCAGCCGCAATTCGCGGGTCAGGAGTTCCAGCGTGGCTTCAAAGTGCCGGTTTTCAATGGTGATCCCGTTTTCACGGAAACCCTTGGCCTGGCGGCCTCCGATCCATTCCCGCATGACCGGGACTTGCCCAAGCCAGCGATATGTTTCGGATTCCTGGTCGCTTGTGAAATAGTTTGATACAGCCTGCACCCATTCAAGGCCGGGGTTTTGTTCCAGTCTTTGGTAAAACTGGCCAATAATGGCGCGGCTGGATAGCTTGCTAGCACCCATCGTATAGTCTCCTTAATGTTTAAAATGAGGTTGGTAGGAAAAGGACCGCCCTGCGGTTAAGCGGCTGCCCTGAGAACGGAATAGGAAATGACGGCGTCGTTGCTGGTATTGGCCGCCGATAGCGTCAGGCTCAACGTATCTGCGTCACTAATTTCAGCGGCTGCCAGATAGGCCGCTTCTGACGGCACCGTGTGAATGGAAGCCACAACAATGTCGGTTGCCAATGCACCGTTGACGGTTTCATCCAGCGTGGCACCGCCACCGGACCAGGTGACTTCACCGGCGGCAACGACGATATGGGACGGTTTAATGCCGGTATCCAGCTTGTCGAGGGATACGGCACCATTAGCCAAATCCGAATTTGTCACGGTAGCCGGAGCGCGTGGCACCCAGAATTCGACGGCACCAACACCATCGGAAATCCAACGCTTCACAGAGCCAACTTGCGTGTTGGCTCCCGCCGTCATGGTAAAAGTGTCATCGTCGGAGGCGTAAACCGGCTTGCCAATATCGTCGATGGTCAGGCCGGTTACATTCAGGGCAATGGTTCCCTGATTAATGACGCGGACATTTTTATCGCCATTGGCACCGCTGGCGTTATCGCACTGGCGCAAGGCAAAACCGCCGAATACATCACCGGCAACAAGGGGCCGGGCGTAACCGGAACCGTTCAAGCCGACTGCCGCGCCTTCATAGATAATGTCGGCGGCGACAACAGGCAGGTCATTATGCTCTCCCAGTTCGTAATCCCTGGGCGAGTCAGCAGCAAGGGTTGTCATAGTTTTTATCTCCTATGGTTTGAGGTTGGAAAATGTGAGTTGGAAAAAGGAAGGCTTATTTGGCGAAACGCTTGACCCGGCCTTCTTCCTCGGCCTTGCGGTAAGCGATATAAGCATCCTTGTTTTGCGCAAACTCACTGCGCGTTTGCGGGCAACGATCCCATTCGGCAGCCGCCCGTTCTTCAATCGGCGCGTTTTCATCCACGGCTTGGGAGCTTTGTTCCGGATCGACCGAAGGGCCGACTTCCGGCTGCCGGTCCGCATCCTTTTTCATGGATTGCAGGACGTCATTGCCCCGTTGCCTTTCAACGGCAACAATTTTGAGCGCCAATCCCTCTGCCGTGGTTTCGCCGTCTTTCTTGGCATCTGCCACAAGCTGGTCATGCCCCGGCAGGGCTGCGTCTTCCAGCGCAAGGATACGTTCCCGTTCGGCTTTGGCCCCGGCGCTGTGGCCTTCGTCAAAACCTTTCTTTTGCGCTTCTTCTTGCCCTTCTTTCATGGCCTCTTCGCGGCCTTGGTTTACAAGCGTTTGTGCAATTTTCGGGAATTCCTTTTGCAGGAAGTCCGCTGTGACCTGATCCCTTGCGATCATGTCATTATCGTTGCCGTCCCCTGACGGTTGGTTGCTTTGTTTGCTCATAGCGTCTCCTTTCTGTGAGCGTTGGTGGGTAAAAATAAGGGCCAGCGCATCGGAAAAGTTGCCGAGCATGTCGGCCATTCCGAGACGCACGGCTTCCCGTGCGGGCAGGACGTCGCCTTGCCCAAAGTCTTGTGCGACGGTTTCTTCCGGAACATCCCGAAAGCGGGCAATGGCCGCGATAAACTCCCGTTCCATTGCGTCCACGCGGCGTTGGATAGCGTCCTGGCCTTCCGCGCTTTCAGGATCAAGGCGTTTACGCGGGGCATTGCTGGATACAAATTTGACCCAGCGCGAGTCCTTTTCCTTGGGAACGGCCATGGCCACGCCGATTGATCCCAGCGAGGTTGTCCGGCCAGCGACAACTGTGTCGGCAGCACTGGCAATCCAGTAAGCGGCGCTGGCCGCATTCCCGTAAGCATAGGCAATGATCGGCTTTTGCCCGCGCATGCCTGCGATTGTTGTGGCGAGTTCTTCAACGCCGGTGATCAAGCCGCCCGGACTGTCAATACGCAGGACAACCCCGGCTATATCGGGATCGTCCATGGCGGAAAGGAATTGCTCTGTAACAGACTGGATATCCGTTCCGCCAAACAGAGCGGACAGGATATTGGCGTAAGGCGTGATGACATTCACAATGTCGATGACGGCCACATTATCCTGCCGGGTAAAACTTTCAGGGGCGGCCACGGGAAGATCGCGCAGTAATGTTTGCGGCGCATCCTCTGGCAGGACATCAAGATGGATGGCAAGGCCGGTGCCGGAAGCAATATCCCACGTCATGATCCGCCTCCTTCCGTCACAGCCGGAATGATGAACAAAACGCCGTCCGTACCGTCACTAAGGACGGATATGTACTGGCCGGGCGTAATGGTTTCCGCCCAGTTCTGTTCCATAGGGAGATAAGCGTTGCCTGCTTCGTCTTTTGCTTCTGCTGCGTCGTCGCCAATTGTGTAAAAACAGTTTTTCGTGGCAACCAGCCGGACCAAAGGCGCATTGACAGGCGCGGATAATGCTGCTTCGCCGGTAAACGGCACTTTTTGTCCGTTTTTATAATCCCACTGCGGGGCCGGGACCGGCATATGCTGGTCGCCGCTGTACGCCGCTATGACGCCTTCGGGCATATCGATTCCTCCTCCTTTGCTTTGTAAAAAACGGAAAAGAAAAGGCCGTCCGAAAGCGGCCTTTATGAGTTGAACAGGGAGGTTAAAACAAGGAGCGTTTCTTGCTATTCGTCCTCATTGTTTATGAGGAAATCCTGTTCGTTACTGTTTCCTGATTGTGATATTTCCGACGTTTCCAGACCGTCGGCAACGCGCATACGCATTTCCTTGGCCCGTTGTTTGTGTTTGCGCTCCCAATCACCGCCTGTAAGGCTGGCTGTTTCCTCGGCCAATGTGCTAATGCCCATGTCAACACGTTCGCGGGCCGCTTTGCCTTCCTTAAGCTGGTCAATTTGGCCACGCGGCGGGCCGATCCATTGCGTTCCGAGATAGGCATGCCGGATAAGCGGATCGCTGAAAAATCCCGGCGCATGGATATGGCCACGGGCAACGGCTTCCGTAATAACCGCTTCATATATCGGCTGGCAGAACATGTGCGCCAGCCATTCGCGGGATGAGCAAAAGAATTTCCATGCTTCGACAAGGGCAGCTTGGGCGGCACTGTAGCTGGCCGTGAAATGTTTGACCAATAGCTCAAATGGTAGTTCCAGTGCCACGCCAACCTGCCGGAGTATTGCCAGCACAAACGGATCAAAGGATTGGTTGGGCCGTTTCGGATCGGCAATTTGCACGTCCTCATAAGGCAGCAGGTCCAGAATTGCCCCCGGCCCAAGGTTAAAGTCTTTGTCATTCTTGTGGGACGCAGGCGTATGGCTATCTTCCATTGCACCCAGCCCATCGGGATCTTCACTTTTTACAAAGACAGTGAACATGGCGGAAATGACGGCACTCATAATCTCTGCTTCGGTATAACGGTCAAGCTGTTTCAGGCTTTCAATGACAGGGGCCAGGTACGGAACACCCCGGCTGGCACCGGGCCGCAAGGGCATGAAGAAATGATGAACCTGCCGCATGCCGTCGCTGCCGAAGGCGTCCACCCGGATGCTTTCCCGGCTTTTGGCATTCCGGTAATCGCCCGGATGGGCTTTTAGGATATGATATGCTACCGGCGCCCCATGCCTGTCTTTTTCGACGCCTCCTGCCAGTTGGGGTGTATCCGGCTTAAAGCCGGGATTAGCAACCCTGTCCGCCTCGATAACCTGTAAGGCCGTGCCAAGACGGCGGTTTGGCCGTTCGATGAAATTTTTGAGAATAAATGTGTCGCCGGATTCCAGTGCGGAGCGGAAAACAAGGGATTGCAGGCCTGTAAACGTCAGGGTGCGTGTGGTTTCACAATCCGGGCTGGACGCCCAAAGCCTGAATTCTTGTTCAGCACTGCGTTCAAAAGCGTCAAAGGCGTCTTCGTCATCACCCAAAACACTTTGCAGGATATCCCTGTCAATACTGCTGCGAACTTTCAAGCCCGTGCCGACGACATTGGTCACGACGGTTTTTATAGCGCCGGTTGCCAACGGTGCGTTACGGATCAGGTCACGGGACCGTTCCCGCAATTCCGGCAAATCCGGCAGGGATACGTTATCGGCACTGCCCTCAGCCGGTTTCCAGTTTTTCGTCTGGCGGCGGTCTTTCCGGGCACCTGTATAGCCGCCATACAGCGCAATGGCGGCACGGGCCTTAAGGCGGCGCAATGCTGTTTCCGGGCTTACCCATGCTACGGCGCGGTCAATGGCGTTGGGTTCCGGCAATGTGATCTTGCTGCGGCTCATAACGGTGTTCCTCCCCTGTTACGGATACCGCGGCCTTTACGGGCAAGGCGCTTTTCCAGCATGGCTTCGCGTTCATAAAGCGTTTTCAGGTCAGCTTTTGTAACATTGCGCCCCTCGTAGGAAACGCTTTGCCCGCTGTTTTCAATGGTTTCGATAGCCTTGCGGACCCTGTCCAGTTTGGCTTGCAATGCTTCACTCATATTTTTACCCCACGGCTGCGCACCCGCCGTCTTTTCGAGTGGGATGCGGGTTTGCCGGTTTCTGTTTCGTCTACGGTTGTTTGTGTTTTTGTCGGTTCGTCCAGGCCGAGGGAACGTTCCATCTCCCGCCAGTGCCGTTCGCTAAACCGGTCAAGCCCCTCGACGGCGGCAGCGGCACGGGCATAGACGTAGCAATCCAGCGCCTCGTTTCGTTCCCGTGTTTTCTGCCATTCCCGCACGGGATAACCGCGCCGGTTTTTCGTCGTAACAAGCTGTTCGGAACAAAGCTGGCGGAGATATTCCTCATCCACTTTCGGCAAATGCACATAGCCTGCCGGGTATGGATCGCCGGACTCGATAGTAGGCGGGTTTTTGCGCAGGTTGTTGAATAGTTCCAGTTTGGCCAGGCCACCGACAACCGGACGGACGCGAATGCCGCGTTTCAATTTTTTGCCGTCGATTGTGGTTTCCACTGCCGTTGCCAACCCGACCAGGGCTGCACCGCGCTGGACGCCTTTGACGACCATAACCTGTGCCTTGGCCTGTTTACGCGCCCAGCCATAGACTTCCTGCGTGGCATAACCACTATCAATGGCCAGCCGGCGCAACGATAATTCCACGCCGCTTTCGTGCGGCCAGTATTCATTCAGGACATAGGACAGGGAATGCCAGACTTCCCGGCGGGACGTATCGCCGTCCAGGACGCGGTGTTCAATAAGCCAGCTTTCCTTTTCCCGGCCCCATCCCCAAACCGACATTTCAATCCTGTCCGCTTGCACGTCTACACCGGCGGTCAGGAACAAGGCACCCGTCGGTACAGTTCCGATTTTCCAGTTTTCCCGGCGTTCATAAAGCCGTTCCCAGCTTGGCGTCTCACCGGTTTCCTGATAGGTCATGCCCAGTTCAGTGTTCTTGAATGATTTAATGGCCGCGTCAGAGCCTTGCGCATCCAGCCACGCACGGGCGATTTCCACCCAGCTTCGCCAGCCAACCGGCGAATAAAGCGAGGAAATGTGAAAACCGGCTGTTTTTCCGTCGCTTTCCGCATGGGCTTGCCAATGGCCGTTTTCCAGCATCCATGTCTTGTGGTGCTCTTCGATAAGGTCATTACAGTGTTCACATTCATACCGGGCCTGTTCCGGCTGGTTTTTCGGCCATTTCAACTGTTCAAATTTCAGCCATTGGTGAGTGCCGCAAGACGGGCACGGCAGCATGAAATAGCGCCTGTCACTGGCTTCAAATTCGCGTTCGATCCGCGAGAAATTTTTGATCGTCGGCGTGGAGACAATGAATATCTTCCGCCTTGCAAATGTCCGTGTCCGGGCCTCGGCCAGCGCAATCGGGTCGCCTTCGCCGTCCACGTCGCCGGGATAACCATCCACTTCGTCAAGGAACAGGAACCGTACCGGCATGGAGCGCAAGCCCGCCGCGCTGTTCGCGCCGGTCATGACCAAAACGCCGCCCGGAAACTCCTTGGCAAGAACCGTGTTGCCGGAATCGCGTGAGCGGGCCGGTTTAACAAGCCGTCTTAACTCCGGGCTTTCATCAATCAGCGGATCAATGCGCTGTTTGGAATTGCGCTTGGCCATTTCAACCGTTGGCAAAACCGCCAGCATGGGGCCGGGCGTATGATGGATCACATAACCAATCCAGTTATTGCCGCATTCCGTGCCGCCAATTTGTGCGCCCTTTTGCAGGACAATGCGCTCTATGGCAGAGCTTGGCGACAGGCAATCCATGATCTCCCGTAGATATGGCGTCCTGTCCGTGCGCCACGGCCCCGGTTCGGACGCGGCCTTGCCGGACAGGTAACGATTCTGGTCAGACCATTCCGAAACCGTCAAAGAGGGGTCGGGCCGCAGGCCGTCAAGATAGGCCTGCGCCAAATTGGCTTCCTGTGTTTGCTGCATGATTAAATCAGAGTTTCCTGTTCAAGCTTTTGCAGGGCCGATACAAGCCGTAAGAACGCGCCATGCATATGCCGCCACCAATGGCACCACGCCGTTCCCACAGGTGTGAATTCTGTCCATCCGGTCGGCCATCCGATGATCCATTCGGTGAAGCGCGGGTTTAAACGAAGCTGGGATGGATCGCCAACGTTCATGCTCCGTGGGGCCTGGCGGCCAAGCACGGAATTGGTGGGCACTTTGTTGTTCGGGGAGCTGTCTTTCCAGTCCCGGCTTATCACGGTTGCCCACATCGGCAAGCCAGTTTTCCGCCCCTTTGGCGTGGGCGAGGATGAAAAGGCGCTCCCGTTTATGCGGTGCACCGACTTCCGCCGCTGTGAACAGGCTTGCCTTAACGCCGAAACCCATTGATCGTAAGTCATCATGGACCTGTTCAAAGCCCAGTCGTAAATGGTTTGGGACATTTTCAAGGAAACAGAATTTTGGTTTTGTCTCTTTAATGATCTGCCGGATTGACGGCCACAGGTGTCTTTCGTCTTTTGCGGCTTGCCGTCTTCCGCACAAGCTGAATGGCTGGCAGGGATATCCCGCAGTGACGATATCCACTGTTTTACGCCACGGTCTGCTATCGAATGTTCGCACGTCAGACCAGATAGGTGCTTCATCCAGGATTTTTTCTTCCATGCGCGCCGCAAGGATTGCAGCGGCATAGGCTTCCCTCTCGATGTAACACACGGTTCTTGCGGCAGGCAGCGCAAGTTTGAGTCCAAGTTCAAGGCCTGCCGCTCCTGCGCAACAGGACAATATTTTGGGGGAATGAAAAGCCACACTGTTATAACTTCATCGGATCGGATTTTGAAAACTCTTCAAGGACACGGGCAATTTCATCCGCTATGATCTGGTTGACCGTAAAACGGTCAGTTTCAGCAGCAGCCACCGCGTCAATACGATTGGGAATAGCCAGCAACTGGTCGCGCAACTGTCGCGTCAAATTGAACCAGCGCACGGTTACCCTATCGACGGAAACAAGCTGGCCAGCTTTTTCTTCATATTCCAGTTTCCGCAACCGGGCGACATAGAGTTCGCGGATAGCGCGGCTCTGGATATAAGTATTCGGATTTTCCGGCTGTGCAGATTCCGGCTCTTTGCTGTTTTGCGTTTTAGGTTTTGCCGCTTTCTTTTTCTTGCGGGCTTTTTGCGCTTTAACTTGTGCCGGATCACTATTGGCGGCCCACTGCTTGTCGGCCTTTTCGGGATCAATGGTTCCGTCTTTTTCCCGCGTAATCCGGCCTTCTTTTAAAGCCTTGGAAACGGCGCTTTTCGAACAGCCCCGGTGTTCTGCATAGCCACGTATTGATAAACCCATATTTCATCTGGAAACTTGGACGGTTAAAAACTGTTTCGGTCTATTACCCAGCCTGCAAATTCACCCAGCCGGAAAAATTCCACGGCTTCATCTCCCAAAATGTCCGGATTAAGGGGGCGTTGTACACCGCCAAGGCTTAGTTCCTTGGCAATAATTTCTTCCGCGCCGACACCGGCGGCGACCTTGTTTGCCAGCGCCAGCCGCCAGAGAATGGTTGCCGGATAACCGGAAGCCGCTTCGCATTTATCGACGACAATAATGGCACCGCCTGGATTGAGCTTCTGTTTCAACTTCTCGATAAAAGCCTTGCGGGCGGCAGGCGGGAAAAACATAAAGACAAGGAAACAGACGGCCAGGTCAAAGTGCTCATATTCATAGGAAAGCGCGTCTTCAATGATAAGTTCACCCGGCCCCTCGTATAATTCCGCCATTTGCGGGCTGTTTTCAATGGCTATGAATTCCGCTTTCCGGCTTTCCAAAACCGGCGCAATGGCGCAGCCAATATTGCCGGTGGATGCGCCGATATCGTACACCAGTCCGTGCGGCGGGGTATAATGCCGGGCAATATGGGCCACGGAGCCTGTCAACAGGTCATACCACGGCAGTTGTTCACGCACATGGGCGTCAAAAGACTTGGCCACGTCCTTGTCAAAGAACGTCCATTCGTCAGGCACTTTCATACCTGATCCTCCTTTCCTGAAAGATTTAGCTGTTAAGCGTTCACGGCGGCAGGCCGTTGTACGTTCAGTTCTTCAAAACTGGAACAGTTTTTCGCGTCTGCCGGTTTCACAGAGGCAATGCCGTACCGGGCATACATATCCCGTGTATGGGGATTGCTCTCAATGGCAAGGTAGTTCGCCGGATCATCCCCGTATTTAGGGAAGATATAGGTTTGCAAGGCTTTCTCCTTGCATTGCGCTGGCGGCATGCGCCATTCGTTGAAACAGGCGTTATGCGGCAGCCAGCCGGTTTTAAGTTTTATGCTTTCAAGGGTTTGCTTGCGGTGCTGTGCAGGCCGGGCCGTAACCAACAAAACGGTATGATCCTTGATCAGGTTGATAAGCGGCGCGGAATAGCGTTCATTGTCAATTTGCCGCGTAAAGGGCGACAGCTTTTCATTGCTGTTTTCGACAAGGGTAAAATTCAAATCCAGTAATACGATCATAATTCAATTCCCAGCCTTTTGCCGTATGCTGCTTTGGCCTCTTTCACAAGTCCCATGCGGCTTCCATCAGGATACGGTAAATCAAACTCAAACTCTATAGCTTTCCTGAGTTTCTGCGGGTCAGCGGGAGCCGGGTCCCCGCAAATGGCGGTCACGTTTGCCGCCTTTTCCTTGACCTGGACACGGTTAAAAAATGGACGGAACAGTTCATAGAATTCCCTTTGCGAATGATATTTCTGCACCTTGGGCCGGGCCTGGAAATCGCCCAATGATATGCCGCCTTCATATTCCAGCCGGAACACGCATTCCCCGATACGGCGGTCGGATAGCTGGTGTTCGCCGGATATGTTGCGCCAGTTCTGGTGCGAACGGGATGATGCTACAGCGTAAAGCCGCGTTTTTTTGCTGCACAATGCTGCACAAAGACAAGCGATATGTTCCCGGTCTTCCTTGAACGGTACGCTATTGAGCACCGATGATATAAAAACCGACGTGTATTGGACGCCGCGCGCAACATCATCCAGGAACGAACGGGCGAGCGCAAGGCTGGCCTCTTTGTCGATTGCATCGTTGTGGCCTATACGAAATGGTTCAAAGGGCGTAACGTAAACGCCAATGGAGCGCAATATTTCCGTTTCCGTTAAATGCCCGGCCCCGAAGTCCAATACGACAGAACCATATGTCCGTTTCCAAGCTGCCGCGTTTTTAGGCTCCGTCACGTCGTATTCCTTGACGGACTTACCTTTATAATGCGCGAAAACAAAACCCCAGCCAAGGGACTGGCGAACGCGCCTTGTGCGCCGGAAAGAGTTATAGCGCAGCAAGTCCGCATAACGGCTGTGCAAGTCAAAATCCATGCTCAATAAATTCAGCATGGCGTGGGACAGGGATGCTTCCTGTTCACTGATCCAGACGACCGGGATTGTCTCTTCGCCTTTTTCGGCAGCCAGTTCAAGGCGGCCTATACCGTTGACCACCTTGCAATCCCGCGTGGCAATGACCGGCATGGTAATCCCGCGCTTGCGCAACATAAAGGCAATGTTGCGGGTATAAGATATCCAGCGGCCCCGGTTGTTTTCCAGGAAGGGCTTGATATCCGTATCCTCTGTTTCCATGCAGGGATAACAATTTTCCTTGTCTGGCATGTCGGCGGCAAGTTCAAAAACATCGCACTGTTCCAGTGCCTCTTTCAACGTGTCGGGCGCATCGGAATGGTGCATGTCGTTGGTGCCACGGTTGAAAGCCACATTTATGGCCTTGCGTTCATTCAGGTCCATGCGCGGCACGTAACAGACCGGCACCTGTGTCATACCCATGCGCGTTGCCACTAAATGACGCTGGTGTCCTGATAAAATCTCGCCGTCTTTGTCAGCGTAAATGGGCAGGAGCCAGCCCAATTTCCGCAAGGACAGCTCTATGATTTTCAGGCGGGCCGGATCGGCCTTGCGCGGGTTATAGGTGCTGGGTTGCACGTCATCAACCGGGACAAGCTCTATCATATTTTCAGCCTCTTCCTGATTTCCTTGCGTATGGCGTCTTTTTCAAAACCGACTTTTTCCCGGATATCATCGTGCCAGCGCAAGTAATCCTCGCGGGAAATGGGAATGCGGTAAGAGCCGACAACACAAATCGTATCGGATTCCTTGATCTCCCGTTCTTCATCGTCACCGTCAAAACCCTCCGTCAGGTCATCCCCGGCTTCGCTTAGCAGTTCCGATATTTCATCGTCGGAAAAGCCGGTAATGCCGACATCGAAGTTATCGGCCATCAGGGCTTCGATTTCCTGCGACAGGCGGCTGTAATCCCATCCGGCATTTTCGGCCAGTTTGTTATCGGCAATGACATAGGCCCGTTTTTGCTCTTCGCTTAAATGGTCCAGGACAATGACCGGCAATTCTTTAAGATCAATAAGCTTGGCTGCCTCCAGCCTGCCATGTCCGGCAATAATGCCTGCCCCGGTGTCCACCAGCAGCGGGGTGGTCACCCCGAATTCGATCATGCTGGCGGCAATCTGGCTGATCTGTTCGTCACTATGCGTCCGGGCATTCCGGGCGTAAGGGTGCAGCTTTTCAACCGGCCAAACCTCAATCTGGTCAGCCATTGCAGGGATTTTAGGATTCATTTTTTCCTTGGAAAATTGTCTTTTAAAGTGTCCACCCTTTCAGGTGTCCACCCTTTTTTTGGCCGAACGCTGGAAAAGTTTTGCGCCACGCCCGCCCCTTAACGGTTCGGTCCGAAAGAACCTAAACAAAAATTTTTGGAAGATTTTTTGAGGTTGTTACCGCGCTTGCGCACGACGCCTCAGCATAGGAAAAACATGCCACAAAATTGCAAAAAGTGTTTACCCTAATGTGTTTAAACGGCGTTTAAACATTTTGAGTCAAAAAAAACAGCGCGTTAATAAATTTCCCTTTCCTTAATCTTATAGCCTTCCGGGTCAACCGTATTTAAGCGGACAGCAATTTTGACCAGTCCCTGGTTCTGGTACTTCCAGAGCGTGGCCTTGCAGCTTTGGAAATCGTATTCCAGCACCTTCCACGGCAAACGGTTGGCGCGCGCCCATATGATCCTTTGTTCATGCGGCGTCGGCCAGCGAAGCCATGTCATGACGTATTCCATGTAATCGACTTCCCTGGCATAGGGCGGGCCGTACCGGTTCTTGGCTTCAAGGGATGAATAGTATTTATACCAGTTGTCCTGCATCATTTCAGGCCACAGGCTGTAATACCCGTTCACCTTCTCTTCTGGTAAGCGCCGGTGGATATGCGCGGCGCTTTCCAGATGAGCCTGGATCATTTTGACAGTCCAGTACGGTTCAGGCGGTGGCCCGTCCGGTTTATTCTTCATGGCGTGACTCCATACCGCCATAGAGTTTTTCGGCGATTTGCTTGATAAACTCTTTTTCCGGCCACGTAAGGCGGCTATCAGAGGGAGATACGACAAGGACACCTTGCTTGCGCCATGCCGCCCGCCGCATCAGGGCCAGATCTTCTTCATTGCTTGGAGTACGGCCAGCCAGTTTTGTCAGGGAAGAACGGTCTTTTCTCATAGCAGCGATCCTCCCGGTCCGGCTTCGATAGCCCATAACAACAAGGCCAGCGCATCGGCTTCGTTGTCGTCCATCGGCGTGTATCCCCGGTCCATGACGGCGCGTATGACTTCCTCTTTGGAGACATTGCCCTTGCCGGTAACATGTTTTTTGATCGTGCCCACAGGAACACCGGCATAGGGGATTTTTTTGTGTTCCGCCCATGCTTCAAGCTGTCCCATAAAGGCACCGTAGACATGCGCGGCAGTCGTTCCCGTATGACGCCGGACTTCCTCGAAAAAGCAGATATCAATACCGCCGCTTGTCGCGTCCAGCATATCCAGCCAGTGACGGAAACGAAGCAAAGTCATGCCTGCCCCTTCAAACCGGCCCGGCTTGAATGTCTCGATACCGGAGAATACTTCCTGCGTATCGCGCCTTACAGCCCATCCCGTATTCTGGCCCAAATCCAGCGCCAGTATCTGTTGCGGGTAATGGCTCTTTTCATTTTTGCCCTTATCGGGCAGTGTTTCTTTGACCATAGCGATTTACCTTTCGTTAGTTGTGGTCAGGGTGACGGCTGGAAGTCTTGGCGGACTGGCCGTCACCCGTTGTGTTTAGAAGGGGATGTCATCACCCTTCGCCCAATCGAAACCGTCCTTGTCAGACGGCTCCGTATCCTGTTTTTTGTGAAAAGCGGTGAGTTCAGCACCGGGGAAGACCTGTTTGATCTCTGAAATCTTGTCGGCAAAGTTTTCGATCAGGCGTCCGACTTCCTCCATCGTCCATACTTCACGGTCGGGAGCGGCAACGTGGTGTGCTTCCGAAGGTGTGCGGACAAGGGCAATGATCCGTCCTGATTCCGGCAATTTGCATTCCCAAACATTGGGGGAGAGGGGCTTTTGCCCTGTTTCCGTTGCCGCCTGATCCAGTTTTTGCCAAGCACGTTTCATAGCTTCGGCCTGGACTTCGATATATTGCTGGTTGCCGTCGGCAAGGGCGGTATTAAAACGGTCAAGCTGGCTATCAAACTTGGCCCGCAAGAGGTCGTTGACCAAAAGACGCAGGCGGTCAACACCCCATTTTCGTTCCATTTCTTTTGCAACAGCATCAACACCGTCCGTCAGGGAATGGACAACGTATTCGTGCGGCGCCATCATGTTCATGGCTTGCTTATGCAATGCCGGATCATACCGGCGTGAAGAGTTCCAGCGCCTGGACATCAGGTTTCTCCTTTCAGTTTTTGCGGGGATGTAGGGGGATAAAAAAGACCGATCCGCGCGCATTCGCGAAAGCGCGGAAGCGGTTTATTTTTATATATAAGCGACCGCTTAGAATGCGCGTCACGGTAACGGGCTGTTTCCGCACGGGATATTCCAACAACCGCATTAACCACTTTTGTAATGTATGCAGTCAGTTGCTTGCGCCCGGTTTTCAAGGAAAGCAGGGTAAGCAGTTGCCGGAAATGCTTATGCCGGGCCAAACCGCTTTCCGAACCGCTTTTGGGAGATACCGTGTTTACCATTTCGGCCTCTCCACAACATGGAAGCCGCGCTTATTGGAATTTTTGCTGGATGCAATATATCCGTCATATTCCAGTTCCTTGACGGCTTTAGCCACAAGCTTGCCGCTTTCACCGAGAAGCCGGGGCAACACTTCCTTATAGGGACGGGAGCCTTGTTGCTTGGTGATAGGTGTGCCTTTCTCCCAAGCTTCCTCAATCGCATCCAGGATGTTGTTCTTAAGGTTCTTTTGCTGGATACGGTCAATCATGTCCGGGGAGCTGGGCAATTTGAACGAACCGTCCGACCACATCATGTCGATCCGTTCGTCATCACCGGCCTTGGAATAATTGGACTTCTTGCGCGTCAGGACACGTTGGTCATCCATACCTTCATCCGCCCGGCTTAAATACCAACGGGACCGGACAGCGTTATTCCATGCGGTCGATCCGCCAAAGCCGGTGCCGGTATTCAGGCCGGTCACGGACGGGTGCGCCAGCAGCAGGATTGTGGTGTTGGTTTCGACACAAAAACTGCCGAGAATTGATTTTATGAAGAAATTAACCTGCGAGCGATTGTTTTCATTGCCGCCGAAAAGGTCCGCGGCCGTATCCAGGACAAGAAGATCCGGGTCATGATAAGCAACGGTTTTTAAAAGCAGGTCATAAAAGGCCGTGGCTTTCGGGTTACCGGCCATATCAAATGTCACAAGCAGGTTGTCATGACCGACGCTGGGCCAAAGCCAGAGATTGGACACCTGGTTTTTCGTGAAGATGTTCAGGCTGTCTTCCACGGCAACCTGACGCCGCCACAATTCGTTGTAATCATCTTCGCAGAAAATGCAGAGAGCCTTGCCCGGCTTTTCTATCTCCATCCCCAGCCAAGGACGCCCCGTGACAAGGCAGGTTGCCAGTTGTTGCGCCAGCAGCGTCTTGCCGGTCCCGCCGTCGCCGTAAAGGGCCGTTACGGTGTTCTTGGGCAGCCAGTCTTTGATAATCCATTCCCGTTCAGGCGGGAATTGTCCCAACGAGGCGGCACTGACAGGGCCGGAACGGGTGTCGGGCGCACCGGTTTCATCGCCGGACAGTGCCTTTTCAACGGCAGAATCTATGGCGGCGTCTTCCAGTGATTCCAGTCCCCGGATTTTACCGGCATGCAAGCGCCGCAACGCATATTCGACTTTTTGCCGGAAAGCTGTAGGCCCGCGGCCTTCCTCTTCAAGGTTGCCCGCACGGGGTTTGACGTTGGATTCATAAACCGGCCATGCCTTTTCAAACAATTCATCGGCAGTTGGATAGTTCCCATCCTCGCGCACCATATTGGCCATTACACCGGCAATAACCTTCGTCATATACCGTTCACGGCCATCGGTGACACGGTCCAGTCCGTCTTTTATAACGTCCTGTCCGGCTTCAACGTCGCCGGGCGTCTGGATATGCGCATAGGTTTGATAGGGAAACGCCCGGTCCATTTCACCTTCCATGAGAACGGGCTTCCGGCCATCCTGGAATAATTTAAGCTTGGTGCGTTCCTTGATCCGTCCTTGCTTGACAGGCCATGCAATGCTACCTGCCAAGCGCATGACACGGGACGGGTTGATCACGGTCCTGTCCCCGCCAAGCGCCATGGCAACAGCTCCGGTTACGGCCCGGCAGTGGTCAGGATCGCGGTCCGGCGTTTCCAGCTTCCACCATAACTGCACACGGGGATGGGGTTGTGTGCCGGTCATGACGGCTGCCGTCGGCAGGCACTGGTTATGGTACTCGTTAATCCGCTGTTTTACACCTTGCGCCGCGCTTTCGTCATCAAGGTCGGCGTAATAGGCAGTCAGGGCATAAAAATCATTATCGCCGCACCGTCCGTTTTGTGCGTCCGGTTTACGCAGCGCCGCTCCTATATAGACATTGCAGTTAGGCTGTACATTAAGCTGGCAAGCTTCTTCAGCGAGTTCATAAAACTGGTCCGTCCCGAAAAGCTTGCCGTGTGACAGGTGCCCTGTTTCCGGGTCCGTCCATGCCAGTTCGACCATTCCTTCCTGGCAACCGTCCAGATTGTTACCGAAAAGATGATCGAGATGCCTAATCATCTCCGCTTCGTCAGGACGCAAAATATCTTCGGCTTCATCATGTGTCATGATCCGTTCTCCTAAATCAGTGATAGGGGGCTGCCCGGCAACCGGGCAGCCCGGTTTACAAGGTGGTTAAAAGTCCGTTTCCATCAGGTCATTGCCGCCCTGCGGGCTTGCCGGTGGCTGCACGGGATTGGCCGCGGGTTGCTGTGCCGGTTGCGCAGGCGGTTGTTGCGGCTGGGCAAACCCGCCTTGGGCAGCGTAGTTCTGCGGCTGGCTGTTTTGCTGTGAATTTTCATCCAGCGCCGCCGGACGGTCGATCCATTTCACAATGGCCAGCGTGGGAATATTTGTGTTCCCCTTGCCAATCCGGGCCGGGGTTGCGCCTTGGTATTGCACGACAGGCACCTTGCCGGGATTATGGCCTTTTTGCTCTTCATACTGGGCATAAAGCGCCTTGATCCCTTCCTTGGCCCCGGTAGAAGTTGTCGCGAATTCCCGCAACCGTTCCGGCTCATATTCCTTGGGTAGCAGGATATTGACGCTAAAACCGTGCATCCATTCACGGTCATCTGCCGGTTTTGCATTTTGCTGTTCAAGGCTGGGGTCCCAAACCCATTCGGGCGCGGTATTTTCAGCAAAAGCACCCCACCCGGTCTTGATATTCTCCAGATCGAAAACGGAAGGCTGCAATTGCAGTGTCTGCATCCCGTTTTCGGAAGAAATCTCCCATGATGATGTGCTGGCTTTGTAACGTATGTGCGGTTTGAAGTTTCCGCCGTCCTGGAATTTTAAAGGCATTGTAAAGTCTCCTTTCTGGTTTGCTGTGTGGTTAGAATCCCCAAATCTCCCTTGCCGCACCGATGGTGATGTCATCCCACCGGAACGTGCTGTAATCAGGGATCGTCAGGTTTGCGAGTTCGTCCGGATCATCGGACAGGGATAAAAACCGTTGCAGGCAATGCGCTATGCCGGTGGCGGTTTTTATTGCTTCACGGGCAGCTTCCGGCGTGAGTTCCAGCGTTTTGCAATCCGCTTTCGTGACATAGCAAAAACGCTGCGACCGGTTGCCGCTGGCTTGCCAATACACGGCACCTTGTAACTGGTGATCCGCGCTCATATCGCTTGGCATGCGGGCCGTTGTTTTCAGGTCAATATCAAGGCCGTGGTGATCAAAAACAAAATCCTTGTAGCCGATAACCGGCACGGGAATACCGTCCAGGTAAACTTCAACTTTGTGCTGGCGCTTGCCGTCTTCCGGCCTGTCCGGCATGCCGTAATCGCGCAGGACGTTCAGGGCATTGGCAACCATGCCGTCAAAGCCCTTCTTCCGGCCTTCCGGTTCGCGGCCTGCTATTTCTTCCAGCTTTGCCTGCCGCTGGTCCGGGTCAAAACCACCAAGGGCTGTTTTTCGTTTAAAGCCATCAACGGCAATATGGACACATTCGCTGACCGGCATGTTGGGATTGAACAGGCCGCACGACACGGCATTTTCAACGGCAATACCGGCATACATGGGCATATTGCTGCGGCCCTTGACGTCTTTGAGATAACGGATTGTCCAGAGGGCCAGGCTGTGCCGGGCAAGATTAAGGCTGCTGGCGGACAGGTGTTCGATACCGTGTTTTTCGAAGGCGTTCGTGCTCATGACCGGCCTCCATACACAGTGTTTTGGCAGATATGTTTGGATTCGTATTCTTCAACATCCTTGAGTCGGTAAACGACGCGCCCGCCGATTTTGACGAATTTCGGTCCCTTGCCTTGCCATCGCCAACGGTCCAGCGTCCGGTGGGAAATATTCCAGCGTTTGGCCAGTTGTTTGGAATCGAGATGTTCTTCGCTCTTGTACCCGGAATCATAAATCCGTGAGACATTTTGTAAATCCTTTTTGCGAGACGGAAGTTTTTGTCCAGCAGAACGGTTTGGCGCTATCGTTGTAGCTTTCTATGAAGGCGGCGATGTGTTCGCGCAACTGAGGAACGGACGTAAAGCTCGCTCCTTTGAGAGCCTGCCCGGCCAGTA